GGGGTTGTAGAATATCCGACAAGGTATATCCGCTCTCTATTTTGGGGTAGAAACCACGATGTATTAAGCAGTTGCCATTCAAGTCGATAGCCCCCAATGTCGGCAAACTCTTGGAGGATTGCCGCAAAGTCTTCGCCAGAGTTTGAACTGAATGCCCCCTTAACATTTTCCCAGATAAAAACTCTTGGTCGGCATTCCCGCACAAGTCGAATTGCTTCAAGGATAAGGCTGCTTCGGTCTCCTCCCATCCCCGCACGTTTTCCAGCAAGGCTGAAATCTTGGCAAGGACTTCCAAAGGTGATAAGGTCAATTCGTGGAAGGTCTTCTCCTCGAACATCTGTGACTGAACCGACATAAGTTGCGTCTTTAAATTTGTGTTTGTAAACTGCGATAGCGTGTTTGTCAATCTCCGAGAAGTAGGATTTGATTTTGAATCCTGCTCGCTCGAATCCCAAGTGGAACCCGCCTATTCCACTAAAAAGGTCAAGGTGGTTAATCTTCATAGCATTTTTCTTAGTTGTTCGTGTGCTTCCACAGTAGCTTTGTTAAATGCAATATCCATACGCATTGACTCGAAGTTAATTGCCTTGTCCATTTCCTCTTTAGGGATGTCCAGACCGTACTCCTTTACAAGGAGGTACATATATTCAACTGTTGTCATTTTTAAAAGTGTAAGTAGTTAAAATCTTGCTCGGCTGCTCGTTCGTACAACGGCTCCCAGTTAAAGTCAGGAACCATATCTGGGGCGTAAGGGGCGTGGTCTACGTCAATCATTCCGTAGCAGTCAACTGCCTCTAAACGCCAGCGTATCATATCTTCTACGGACTTGAATCCTGCCCACGCAGCAAATACCTCGTGATAGTCGCCTGCAATATCTTCGGGAGCAAGGCCTTGATTCTCGGCCTCGTACATTAGGTCGGTGTAATTCACTTGCATAGCGCAATGATAATAAACGGTGAATAAACCAAAAGAAAGGCAGCAGTGCCTAAAATTGTACTCCAAGCGATGTACACGGTGACATCTTGGAACAGGTCGATGAGTTTGTTTTTCATTGTGTGTGTGTTTAATTGTTCACCAAAGATATAAAATTTTTAATACATACAACATTGAGACAAAAAAAATAGCCCCGAAGGACTATTTATTTTTCCATTGCGTATAGCATACCGCTAATCGTTGGTCTTGCCGTGGGTATTCATTTAGCATCGTCTCGTCGGTGACGCAACGATTGATGAACTCCTTTTGGTCTTCTTTGGCTTTAGGGGTTGGTAAAGGCATAGATTTGTTTTGCTTGGTTTACGTTTAGGAATCCTACCACCTTGTCAACCTTGTACGTCTTTGCGAAGTCGGTTGTTGCTGGCATTCGCTTTGTCTCCCAGTTGATTTCGATTGCGGCCAAGCGAAAGACATAGATGCCGACAGGTGTGGAGTTTATGTAGATGGGGTTGGTCTCGAATCTTGCGGAGCGGGCAATCAGGTTGTCGTACTTCATCTTCTCGATAAGCAACTCGTTGTAGTGGGTGCGCCTGCATTTCAACTCGATGTCAAATGCCCATTGCGCCGAGTAGCAATCCCAGTGCGACATCGGCTCCTCGCTCATCTCTAAGTCTGGCAGGAATCGTTCCTTGAGGAACTCAAATAACTGCCGTTCCGTCATACTCGTTGTATACGCTACGCAGCTCCTCTACCCATTGCACCCAGAGCTTAGGATTGCAACCGCAGGGGACGTGATAGACGTGGTTAAAGACTCGTGAGTGAATCTTGGCGATTTGCTTTTGGTCGTCTGCACTCATTGAAGACCTGTATCGCAAATAGAACTCGGATAGCCATTCGTATTCCTTTTGCTCTAAGCATTTCGGATTCTTGCTTGGGAACAATCTGTTGAGCTTCTCCTTACGGGCTTCGCAACCGCAGTCAACGCCAGTAGCATCGCTGAACCAATCGACTACCGCCTTGATGCCCGTGGCCTCTGTAAACTGCTCGATGCGGTCACCGAGACCTTTTGGCTTTCGACCACGTTTGGTACTCTTCTTCACAACTGGACTTAATTCTTTCTCTTCCATTTTTAAGCGTATGATAAATTGACCGTAAACTTATTTTCGTGTCACTCGACAACTTACGCATTGAAACATTACTATCGTGGTACAGGGTGAACAGTTTATTGTCGTACCAATCCCATCTGGCCACCTCCATCTTTACCGCTTCCGCTAAATCCGTAAAGGCCAAGTCCGATTCGAGGTCGTGTACCTCGTCGATGTCGTCAAAGTCTTCTAACGATATGAATCTGGCCGCCTGTTGCTGCTGCCGTAGGTACAGGTTCCGAAGGGTGATGTAAACGAAGAATGTGTTTGGTTCATCACCGTAGCGAATCTTCTCAAAGTCCTTGACGTAGGTGTACATACGGATGTACATATCTTGAACGAGGTCTTGGGCGGTATCGTAGTCCGCACCAAAACTCTTTGCCATCCGAAGCCAGTCGGCGTGACGTTCTGCTAATCGTTCAAGTAGTTCTCCCATTCAATTTCGAGTATAAAGATAAACAGGGGTATCTGTATCTGATGCAACTCGATGTCATCCAACTCAATTTTAGACCAGTTAAAGCCCAGAAGAACGCCGTAAATAGGGTAGAATCCGATATTAAAGTTCATTTGCTATTTGGTTTATCTTTTGCAGCTTGGCTTTTAGATGCGCTATCTCTTGCTTCAATTCTGCATTTTGTCTTACCAAATAATCATAGTTAAGGACATTAGTTACCGATTTCTCTTCTGTCGTTTCTTGCTTAGGGAGTTCACCTCGGATGTTCATTGCGGATTCAAGTGCGGCTTCGTGTAACTTGTTACGCTTGAACGTGAGCTTTCCGTAGTGAATGATTGACGAATGGTCTTTGCTTAATTGGTGGCCTAACTCGGCCAAGGTAAAGAACGGGCGAAACGCCTTGCAGTAGGCAGAGCGAACTGCGATGTTCTGGGCCTTGCGGCTTCCGTCGTCTTCGTAGTGGATGTACTCGCAAAAGGTTTTGTAGTTCATCTCTTGCCTCGGTATTGAGCCTTGCCCATCTGGCGTTGAGTAAGAACGTGCAGAAGTGGTACGCTGAATTGTTTTCCGCTTTCATCTTGTATAAGCATCCACGCTCCCCAGTCCGTCCAGTTGCTGGCACGGCGGTAGTCAAGTACAACAAAACGCTTTTCGTCTATTTCGAATATCTCGTCAATATCGAAAGGTAGGGGGATAAAGTCGCCTCTCATATTAGCTGCTCTTGTAGTTTTAGGATTTCGGCTTTTGCTTGGTCAAGTTGTACAAGCGACTGATTCAGGTCGTAGCGCAACTGTGCATTCTCCAGACGGGCTTCCCGTACCTTGGCGTCTAACGTCCGCTTTAGGTCAACCATATCTTCCAGCATCTGGGTCGCCTTCCAGAGCGAAAGCAAGTGGTCTACAATTACCGTCTCTTTCGGGTTGTCGACTGCTACTTGGTTAATCCAAAGGATAGCATCGTTTACTCGGAGTATCTTGTCTCTGACGTGAATCTCCCAAGCATCTTCAGAATGGTGCATCTTCTGTATTTAAAGTGATTTGTACGGGTGTTGGTGCGTCAAGCAAGTTATAGCCGTCAATCTTAAATCCAACATTGCCCCGCATTGATTCCATACGGATGGGGTCGGCAATAGGAGTCGGTCTTCCACCTGTTTCCATCTCTTTTGTTTTTCTAACGTGCAGCTCGGTGAATAGCCAGTCGGTCGGGTGCTGCGCCATACGGTGAACCACAAGTACACAGTCGGCACGGTTACCCCACTTACCCCCTCCTTCTATGTCTGAGGTCATTGGCGGCATAGGCAGGCCAGCGTATTGATGTCCCTGCGGGAAGGTCTTACGCATCGCCTCCGTTACGGGGTGTGTGTTTACGATTGTTGTTACGTTGTTCTTGTGGGCAAATACCCGAATAGCTGAGGCCACCTCGTAGTGGTATTCGTGCATCCCTGTTTTACCCAACTTCTTTTGGTCGGTAGATAGTGAGTTGTACGGGTCGATAAGCGCACCCGTGTAGTCCCATTCCTCTTTGATTTCCTCCATTACCTTCAAGAGGCCAAAGGCATCGTACAACTTGTTGCCATCGATAAACGTAAAGTATTCGTTTACGAAATCCAGATGGCGGTACATAACGTGTTCTGGAATCTGTTGAATCGGCAGGCAGGCAATAAACTCAATCATTTTTCTTTTGAGCGAGTGTACCTCGTTTTCTGCTGAGTAAACTAACCACTTCTTTTCGTAGTTCATTGATTGCATCAGCATCAGGTAGATAAGCGTGTGCGTCTTACCCACGTTGGCGTGGCCAGTCACAACGATAAACTCACCATCCTTAAATCTTAGGTACTCGTCTATCTTAGGATTACCCAGTTTGCCCGTATCGAAATACTTGCCTGCTCTGGCACGTTCAAGAAACGGCAAGACCGCTTCGTTTCTTAAAATGTCAGGATGCGTAATCATAATAATTTTGTTTATTACTGTTTAATGATTCTAAAAACTCAATGTGAGACTTTAAAGTTTCAATGTGAGCCTTCTGTGATTCAATTTGTCTTTTTAGCAAATCAATTTCGTAATTGGTACTTGGCTCAGGTTCCTTTGTAATAGTTATTGACCTTTGACTATCATCGTATTTCTTGATGTTATCAAGTAACGCTTCAAGGCCTCGGCCAAGAATCTTTTTTGCGACTACTGGGGCTTTCCTTATTGGCTCTATTTGTAAAGTTGGTTTATCTATTTCAGTAATTATCCTTTTAGTCCTGAAGTATTCATAAGACTTGTGTTCTAAATCAAAATGAATAAAACTAAACATTGTGTTTTTTGGATATTTAGGATACGCTATATTCCATTCTGTTTTTATTTCATTAATCAACAATGACTCAAGTCGCTCGTGCTCTCCCTCTGATACAGAACATATGTATACTGAATCAAATGGTGGCTTTGTATTTATATGCTGAGAAATTCTTGTTTTAGGATTTACCGACTTTCCTACATAGCATACCTTGTTTTCGATAACAAGCATATATACGAAAAATCCATTCACGTTTTGCATATCATATTTAAACGACTTCTCTATGCACTCGTGCACAACTTGGTTTTCAGTCCTTGACTTTACCCAGTTCAATAATTTAGCTTTGTTCATTGTGTTGTGTGTTTCGTCAAAAGTAAATCAAAATCTAATACAAAAAACATTAGGCAAAAAAAAGCCCCTCCGAAGAGGGGCCAGCAGTCCTAAAAAACACACACACTAAAAAGGACTGCTTTCTTCTACACGGGGAGCGAAGTGTTCTTCGTGTGTTGCTCCCTTCTGCTCGTTTAACATCCAAGCGTTGAACTTGTCGGCTAACTCGAAAATCTTCTCAACTGGAATCGTTGCGCCTTGGGCGACATACGATGCAGACATTTCAACTGCGGACTTCAAAGCAACCTGACGGATGATTGACTTACCACGGTCGTCTCCACCTGCTGCGCTCTTTGCAAATGGAGCGGTGTAGTTGTTGGTAAATCCTACTTTTTTTATATTTTTGATACTTCCCTTCTCGGTCTTTTCGTAAGTGACATCGTCGCCTACTGCATACGGAGGGGTGTTTGACTTGGCGAACGCAGTACCGAAGTCTCCGTCCTCAAAACGGACTTCGAACTTAAAGAACTCGTTCCATTGTCCTGTTGGGGTGATGCTGATGATTTTAGCCATTTTGTAATTCGTTGATTTAGGTTCTTTTTAATACTTCGTTTTCTGCTTCGAGGAACTCGTTGCGTGATGATAATGCCTCTACCCGATGTTGCAAGAACTCGATAAGCTCTTTTGCCGCATCTGGCGAGAGATTCATTCGACTTGTGTACTCCATTGTTAGTGAGTGTGTTGGTTAATGGTTCAAAGATATACAAAATATCAATACCACAAACATTCACCTAAAAAAATTACTTTGCCTGTATTCTTTTCTACCTCAGAGTTTCTAAATATGGAAACTTTTGTAACGAATCTTGCCGTGTCGTCCTGTACTCCTCCGTGCTTGCGTAACGCATCCAAGGCAAACTTAATAGCCATTATACAGTTGTCGTTATCGTAGCCGTAGTTGTGCTCTAAGTTTACTACCAGTGAACTGAATTTGAATGGGTCATATCCTGCTAATTGTTCCAGAACCTCGGCAACAAACTTATCCTTGGCCTTCTTTCGTACTATCCAATGCTTGGACGAATAGAACTGATTAAGCGAAGGAACCTTGCCAAGCGTGACTTCAATCCTTGTATCCGCAACGAGCCGCGAAGGCGGGGTCGAGCTGGTGGATGCGTCCGAGCAGGACTTTCTCTTGCTCTTTGGCTTGGCTTCTTGTTTTGTCATTACAGTTAGCGAAAAGATTCGCAATGTCCGCCAGTATCAAATCTATCTGGCTCTTTACTTGTGGGTTGTTGTAGTATGGCATTTCGGTGTTTAAGTTCACGTTGTAGGTGGATTATTGCTTTTTCAATGTCGTCCTCAATAGGATTAAATGGCTTCTTGCCAGCACGGAGCAAGTAGGCGATTGCAACGCCGAGGTTGTAGTTGTCCTCCTGAAAGTCCAGAACCACGTCCATAGCCTCGATGCCCTTGTACTTGCCCAAGTAGTATTTAGGAACGCTCATCGGTCGAAGTGTTTAGTTCCATTCTCGAACGTGTTGTATTTGCGAAGGTCTCTTGCTTCGTCAATGGACAGGTTGTAATCGCAAAAGCCGAAGTGATTCAAAAAAGCATTGGTGTAGTCGTTCT